TCATTATTATTCACTAATATAAAATTTAATTCATTCATATATTGATAGTTGACCGATGTAAAATCAAAATTCATAGTAACGCTAGTTACATTATGTAAAATATCTGTAAGTACCCTTGTATATATGGTACTACCGCTAAATCCATTCGGAAATTGATCAGTATTTGTTGTATCTACAGATATTTCTGTTGTTATTTTTGTTGAATCAGAAGAACTTGTTGAATGTGTAAATATTAATTGTCCAATCCAGGAACCTGATCCACCTGTCCATCCATTAATAAATGTAATCTTTTTTACATCAATTGGACTATCTCTTTCACTAATTCTATTTAAAACTTCTGTAAAACTTACATAAATATTATCAGGATTAGCACCATCCGCAATCAAATCTTTTGATATTTTTACGTCATACTCGGACCAACCTATATTTGAACCCGATGTGTTTATGTTTACTAATTCACCAACATCATTACTTGAAATCCAAACATCATCTGATATTTTATCTTGATTTTCTGGTGAAGATGGATCAGTATTATTATTTTTAGTAAATGTAACTTGTTGAACGCCTATATTAAATACAGAACATTCCTTAAACATCCCTAACATACTAGTAACATTTGATGTATCCCAACTAACTATAGCTTGGTTAAAATTTCCACACGATCCAAATGCAAGATATAAATTAATAACATTTGATGTATCCCATTCACCCAAATTATTAAATGTTGTTAGAACAGAATTTTCTCGAAATAAATAGGTTAGATGTGTATTAGATAATATTTTTGGTTTATCTTCTGGGTATGTATTTTCATCACCATATTCAGAATAATATTTAAATAACTGATATCCTGCTCTTGTAAATGGTGCTTCACCAAAACTCATTATTTCAAATGTTGGATCACCTTTAAATCTTAAATTAGTCACTGTAAATCCATCTGTTAATGATGCAGTATCTGTGTATGTATAATTAATACTAACAACTGTTGTTTCTTTTTGAATACTAATATTTCTTAATGTGTGTGTTCCAAGTGGTCCATACTCTATTCCTGTTTTATACATTATATAATAATCACCAGTTGTACTAATATCAAAATCAAATTTAAGCTGTTTTTCATCTGGTTGTATATCAATTGCAGTATTATAAATTAATAATTTAACAGGGTTAGTAGGATTATAATCAGAATCAGAAACTGGTTGTTCTGTACTAATTAATACTTCGGCATATGCATTATAACCTATATTATCCGTATCTGTTAAATCAATATCTAATTCTAAACTGTATCTACCCTTATTTAAAGATAGTGCAGTAGTGTGTGTACCTAGACTTCTTGCACTTAATGTATCTATCCCTGTTTTATCTTGTATTACTATATTATTTTCTTGAAGTAATACTTCACTTGGTACACCGCTTGTTACATCACCAATAAAATATGTATATGGTAACCAATAGAAGTTAGGATCATTAGTATTACTATTAAAAGGTTTCTTTAATATTTCATCTGATGTATTTTCATGACTAATAGTTAATTCAGTAAAAGATACACCTAAATTTGATATAGGTATATATTGGTATACATCTTCACCTGCTTCATCTACTATACTATTAAATAGATTTGTATTTATTTTATACTGAATTGTACCATATAATTTATTAGGTTCTTTTTCAAATTCTGGTAATAATGTTAATTCTTGATCATAATCTCCAGAAAATCTAAAATATCCATATTCTTTTAGGAAATTATATACATGTTCATATTCAGATGTAAAATATGAGTTTGTTTTATCTGAATAAATTGTTTTAGAAATACTATAAGGATATGTTTGATGAATTTTATTATCAGTCAAAGTCATATTCATGTATATATTTAATTCTTCATCTATAAATCTACCTACATTTTGATTAGCATTTCCATCTTGTAAAATGAATCGACCCACATTTTTACCAGATAAGAAAGGATTTACAGCTTCTCTCTTCATATTTGCTTTCCAAACTGAGGCGTATTCTCGTGTAATATTTGTAGAATCCCAATTTCCAATATTATCATAGGTTTTTTGATTTACAGTTGCATCACTAAATATATAATCAGCACTTGTATTAGGTAATATTGATGGTGCGCTTGCATCTTTATCAATTGTTCCTGAAAAATATCTAAATTGAGAACCATTTTGTTGAAGTGGTATTCCTCCAAAATCTACTATTTTAAACGATGTTGCCGATGCATATGATTTTTCATTTAAACTAAATCCATCTGATGAATTTAATCTTTGTTCGTATTTAAATGTTACTTTAACTGTAATTATATTAGTTCCTTGATCTAATGACATTTCCGTTGTTAATGGTTTAAAATCACCATTTGTTGTTATAATTGGTAAATCATTTTCAATATCAGTCCAGTTTTTACCATTTGTTCCATACTGTGAATATTCATCTGCATTAATTTCAAATTTAAAATAACCTGTTATTGTATTTAATAATGGATTATAAATTTCTTTTCTAGTATATTCAAATCCACCACCAGCACCTGCACCACCACCAGCACCTTCTGTCCAAGATGTGAATTCTACTTCAAAATATCTTTCTTCTGCTATAAGTTTTAATATAAGAGTATATCCTGTAATATTACTTAGCTGCTCGCCATATTTTAATTGGTGAAATGTTTTAAAATCATTTGTATCGGCTAATGACCATAATGTACCTTCCGGTGAAACTGTGGTATTATATGCACTTTCCGTTTTGGCATTATATAATCCTTGATTGTTACCTCTTGTAATCCATATATTATCTGTTATTCTATCTTGATTCACTTCTAATGTTGGGTCGGCATAATCTTGCTTTGTAAATGTAATTTCTTCAATATTTACATTAAATACCCATTTATAATCTCTTAATAATTTTTCATAATTTACTCTTGTTTCATCATTAATTGTTAATGTATTTGGTACATCCACATATACATTATTTTTTACACTTGGTAATTCTGCAAAATGATTTATCATTGCGTTGAAATTTTCGGATGAGAGTGAAGTGCCAGTAAAAGAATTTCTAAATGTTTCAACTTTTTTAATATTCCAATTTAATGCTTGATTATAATCGCTAACTTCGGTATTAGTATTTTGAAAAAGTTGAATCATATTTGTGACCTTATTTGTTTTCCAAAATGTTCCATCATTAATCATTTGACAATTAAAATAACCTGCATTCCTAAACATAGCAGCCATACTTTTAACTTTATCTGTTCTCCAATTAAAAAATGCCTGAGCATCTTTTAGAAATCCATTATTAAATGTTGATGCACCATTGAATGTTTCTTTCATCATTGTAACATTACTTGTATCCCAACTATCTAAATTTTTATTAAAGTTTATTGCATCTTTAAATGTTCCTAACATACTAATTACGTTAGTTGTATCCCATTCATTAATGTTTCCGTAATCATCATTTTCCATCTCACCCGTATTATAAAATGTATAATCTAATGATGTATTAGATAAAATATTTGGTTTAGCTGAATCAGTACTTATACTACCTTTGAAATCTTTGAAATGACTTCCAATTTTAAAAGAATTTGTTGCATCAGTTGGATCACTAATTACAATGCCTCTTGATAATGGAATACCACCAAAATCAATAATTTTTAAATCAGCCGAAGTCCCGTAAGAAACATTATTAAAAGTTAAACCATCATTTGACTCTTCATCAATTCGGTATGCAAATTTAAATGTTATAATTATAAAATTACTATTTGTTGGATCAGTGGAAGTAATATCTGATGCTTTAATATCAAGAAATGACTTATCTGTATTGACAATTGGTAAATTAAATTTATTTTCAACAGTTGCTACTGGTAAAAAATTCCATTCAGATTTTAAAACCCTGAATTTAAATTCACCAGTAAAATCAGCATATAAAGGTGGTGAGTCAACATTACCATTTAACCATTGTTTAAAATTAAATAAATCAGTATTACTCCATACAAGAGGTGTTACACCTTCCTTTATAAAACGCGTATATTTGTAATCTTCAGGATTATTATAGGGGTCTTTACTATCTGGTTTACGAGAAAGCCATTCTTTTAACAAGAATAAATCAGCATTACTCCATTCAAGAGTGGTTACATCTTTTTCTGTAAAACGTGTGTTTTCAAATAAAACTTCCACATTTTTATTGTTTTTCGTTTTTTTTTTCATATATATATATAGTATATAAAATTTAATTTAATATAGTAAATATTAAATTAATTATTTATATAAAAATTGAATTAAAAAATGTATAAATATTCAATTATTTATATTATATATAAATGGATTATTCTACTATTACTGTTACATTTGGTGACCAAGCCGAAAATCATGTGGGTATGCAAAAGATTGGTGAACTTGCAGATAAAGGATTTACTATTAATGAACTTGAAAATGCTAAAATAAAATTTGAAGAAAAAGGGGCGAAATGTGAATTTATAAAATTAAATGATTATTTACCGGATAAATATAAAAAAATAAAAGATATAGATCAAGCAGCTGTTCTTGTTATAAGAAATGGTGTTAATATAATTTTACAAGATAATAAAAGTAATAAATCTAAATCTGATTTAATGTTTGATGAACAATATAAATTAAATCCTGATACAAAATATTTTGATACAAGAAGACAAAAGGTATTAAATAAACGCGCTAGATATAATTTATGTTTTGCTGATCAAGGACAAATAGCAGATTTAGAAAATAAGAAGGGAACAATAATTGCATATAAAGATGTTCCATTAATAAGTAAATTTCGAGATGAATTAAAAAATTATATTGGTGATAAAGCTGAAAACTTAGCTGCAGAAGGAAATTATTATTATAATATAAAAAAATGTGGCATTGGATTTCATGGTGATTCAGAGAGGAAAAAAGTCATTGCTTTAAGATTAGGTGCAACTATTCCTTTACATTATCATTGGTATACAAAAAGTAATCCAATTGGTGATAGAGTTGAATTAGATATAAATCATGGGGATATATATATAATGAGTGAAAAAGCAACAGGATTTGATTGGAAGAAACGAAGTAAAGTTACACTTAGACACGCAGCTGGTTCTGAAAAATTTCTAAGAGTTAAAAATAAATAATTAAAGATAATTTAATATTTCTTTTCTATTTTTAAGATAACATCTTTCATTACAATCAACTATTTTCCAATCAGGTAAATATATATCAGGTTGTTCATGTTCTGGATTTAAGAAATATTTGGGACAATAAACGGTGTTTGGACTATCTGATAGATATGCACCCCACCATGAATAAGTTGAATTAGATAAAATAAAATTTTTACATTTAGTCATTAAATATAAATCCATAATGTGACTATTATTTTTGACAATTTCAAATTCAATATTCTTTTTATGTAAAAATGGAAATAATTGACTATTTATCCATTTATCTGCATCATCTGTAAAAATTAATATTTTATATTTTTTATTTTCTTTAACCCATAAATTTATAGCATTTATGTAATAATTTAAAGAAAGAATATAAAATATATTATTATTATTTAATACTTCTTTCAACATATCACCATGCCTTACATGAAGGGAAATTATATTATTGAAATTATAATTAATGTATTTATTATCTATATAATTCTTAACAGAATCTGGAAAATCAAATAAATTCAAAATTTGTTTTTTATAATTATTGAAATATTTATAGGATTGGAAATATGATGGTCTGAGTAATATTGGTAATTTTTTTTTATTTAAGTTTAGATCTTTAAATTTATAATTATAATTAGGGGATAAACTTTTTCTAGTAATAGTTTTTATATCAACATATTTTCTATATTCGCTATAATCTAAATAATATTTTACTAAATTAGGCATTATAAATAAACTTAATTCTTTAAAGTTAATATTTTTTGATATATGATAATTTGTTTTATTTGTTACTATTAATGAAAGTTTTAATTTATTTTTAATACAATAGATATAAACAGTTGAAATAATAAAAAAAATATTTCCTATACCTAAATCTGGAATTTTCATAAATAATATATTTTTATTTTTCAATGATTTAATCTGTTTTATTGAATTAATTTGTTTCTCTATTTTTATAATTGAATTATATACCGGGTTTATAATTATTTTATTTTCATTACAAAATTTCATACCATTTGTTATTTGGTATTTTATTGAACTTTCTATTAAATTATCGATTGAACCTGGAAAATCAATATCTTTCCATTTCCACCAATAATATACCATATTAAATAATTTAAAATATTGATTATCTAGATTAGTAACATGTTTATTAAATTTAACCAAATTATTAAGCCATTCATTATCATAATCAATATTTAAAATGTTTGTAATAAAATTATTATGATTTTTTATTTTTGCATTTAAATAATTATTATTATTTGCATACAAGTCAAATCCGATCATTGGATATATATCATGTAATAATGTATTATCTATGCTATTCATCTTTGTAAAGTATGGGTCATATGTATAACATGTTTTAAAAATTTCAAATAATTTATTCCAATTATTATTATCTATACCATTAAAATTAGAAGCAATTAATATCATATGTCCATTGGAATAAGTATTAACACGTGGTCTAATCATATAAACGTCATTATAACACCCCGATATTATATATAACAATTGTATACCAATATTTGTTCTAAAATATGATGAATTTAAAACTAAAACACCATTATTTTTTTGTATTTTTAATACTATTAATAAATTTGCCAATAATTTTTGTAATATAGTTTGTTCTTTAAAAATAGGTATTAATTCTTTTGATTCAATTATATGTAATTCAATAAATTCATATTTATTTGTATTATTTGTATATTTAATAATATTTTTTGGAGAAAGATCATAATTTATATTTGAAATTTTATCATTATAATTATATCTATTTCTTAAAACACCGAAAGAATTAATATTTTGATTAATATTAAGTATATTAATTTTATTATTAAAAATATTAACTAAATTAAATTTATTATATATATCAAACATTGTTAATAACATTGATAACAATTTTGAATTATTATATTTAATATTTAATGCGATTGATGATATTTTATTTTCCTTTTTAAAATAATTAATATAATTATAATTTTCAGGTGATTTGGATATATCAAGATTTATATTATTATAATTTCTATATACTAAATCATATGGTGAAATAATACTTAATATAGGTAAGCCATTCTTTTTTTTATTAAAAAGAGCTAAATTAATTAGTGATTTATTATTAAAACCCAGTTTATATTCATATACGGCTGGAAATGTTGATATTGAAACATTTGGTGTAATTTTTAACTTGATTTTTTTTAATTTTATTACATAATTTTCAATATAGATTTTATCTTTATTATAAATATTTAAATGATTATTTAATATATTATTATTAACTTCTGCCATTCCATCTGGATCAGATAATTTAACTTTTATTTTAAAACATTTTTTATTAATAAAATTTTTTTTTTCCAAAATCTTATATTCGAGATTATATAAACCATTATATTTCCAAGTAATTTCATCATCTTTTTCAAGCATTCCGTACAAAATATTTTCCCATTCTCTTTTTGATCTACCATGTTTATGTTTCATTTCCTCTAAGCTTCCCTTTTCTAATACATCAACAGTAATTCCACTTTTTTTTAATCTGTATAATAATATTGAGTCATCTTTTGACCAACCCCAATGATTACTTGGATATCCATTCGCTGCTTCAAAATCTTTTGGTGCTATCGAAAATATACCACCAATGAAATCTGGAATTCTTGTTCCATTTGGATAATATTTATATTTATCCCACATTCCTGCCATTCCTGTTGGAATATCTGGAAATCTTTCATAACCATACATTAAATCATTATTTGGTAACAAATCTACGTCATGAAAAATATAATAATCATAATTAAATCTCTTAGCTATATGAAAACCAATATTCTTTGTTTGACCCGCATTAAATTTATAACCATCATCTGATTGTTCAATAACAAATATATTATAATCTAAATTAGATTTATCTAAAAATTTACACATATAAGGAATAAATCTTTTCAATTGTTTCATTCTTTCCTGTTCTTTTAAATCTCTAAAAGGCACTATAATTGCAACTTTATTTGGCATTATAATATAAATATATTATAATACTACATAAAAAATATAAAATTAATAATTTGGATTATAATTTTTAATAGGAAAAAAGATATAAAAAAATAAATATTAATTAGTCAACTTCCTCAATATTTGGTCCACTATCATCTGGTACATCACCCGGCATTCCACCTGGCATACCACCCGGCATTCCACCTGGCATTCCACCTGGCATTCCACCTGGCATTCCACCTTCCGGTGATGATTGCTGATAGATCTTCATCATAATTGGTTTACAAACTTCTTCAATCTCCTTTTGCTTAGATTCATATTCCTCCTTATCTGATTCTTGGTGATCGTCGAGCCATTTCATAGTCTCTTCAAGAGCAGTTGTCATTGTCTCTTTATCCTCGTCTGAAATTTTTTCCTTTAACTTCTCATCATTAATACTATTTTTCATAGAATAACAATAGTTTTCAAGTCCATTCTTTGCTTCAATTCTTGCTGCATTTTTATCATCCTCTTCCTTAAACTTCTCAGCTTCTTGAACCATCCTTTCAACATCTTCTTTTGAAAGTCTTCCACTATCATTGGTAATGGTAATCTTATTCTGCTTGCCCGTGCTTTTCTCAACCGCAGATACATTAAGAATACCATTTGCATCAATATCATATGTGACCTCAATCTGTGGAACGCCGCGTGGCATTGGTGGGATTCCATCCAATTGAAATTTTCCAAGTTGATTATTATCCTTTGTAAATTTACGTTCACCTTCAAATACTTGAATCAATACGCCAGGTTGATTATCTGCATATGTTGAAAATGTTTGACTCTTTTTAGTTGGAACAGTTGTATTTCTCTCAATTAACTTAGTCATTACACCACCTGCTGTTTCAATTCCAAGTGATAATGGTGTAACGTCAAGTAAAAGAATTTCATCAAGACTAGATGACTTTACACCTGACAGGATTGCTGCCTGTACAGTTGCACCATATGCAACTGCTTCATCTGGATTAATAGATTTACACAAATCTTTACCATTAAAAAAAGTTTTCAACATATTCTGCAATTTTGGAATACGTGTTGATCCACCAATCAATACAATTTCGTCAATTTCACCCTTTGAAAACTTTGAATCTTTTAATACCTTCTCAACTGGTGTCATACACCTCTTAAAAATATCCATGTTCATATCCTCAAATCTTGCGCGAGTAATTGTTGATTGAAAATCAATTCCTTCATGTAGTGCATCAATCTCAATAAATGCCTGTGTACTAGTTGATAATGTTCTCTTTGCTCTTTCACATGCAGTTCTTAAACGACGCAAACCTCTCTCATTTCCAGATATATCTTTTCTATTTTTTTTTTTAAATTCTTGGCTAAAATGTTCAACCATACGATTATCTAAATCTTCACCACCTAAATGTGTATCACCTGCTGTTGCTTTCACTTCAAAAATCCCATCATCAATGCTTAAAACAGATACATCAAATGTACCACCACCGCAATCAAAAATAAGAACATTTTTTTCACCTTCCTCTTTCTTATCAAGACCATATGCAATAGCTGCTGCGGTTGGTTCATTAATAATGCGAAGTACATTTAGTCCTGCAATACGCCCAGCATCCTTAGTTGCCATTCTTTGAGAATCATTAAAATATGCAGGAACAGTGATAACAGCTGAATCAACAGTATCACCAATATAATTCTCTGCAACTGATTTCATATATGTCAAAATCATCGCTGAAATTTCCTCTGCAGAAAATTCCTTGTCTTCGCCTTTATAATCTACACCTATAATTGGTTTATCATTTGTACCACTGCTAACTTTAAATGGCCAGTGCTTCATATCATTTTGAACACATGAATCATTAAATTTTCTACCAATAAGTCTTTTTGCATCAAAAACTGTATTCTTTGGATTCATTGCAGATTGATTTTTTGCAGAATTACCGATTAATCTCTCAGATTCAGTAAATGCAACATAAGATGGTGTTGTTCGATTACCTTGGCTATTTGCTATAATCTCAACATTACCGTTTTTCCATACTCCTACACAAGAATATGTAGTTCCGAGGTCAATACCTACCGCTATTTTGTTTTTATTAGATGTCATTATGAATTATATTAAATAAATTATTTTTAAATACTTAATTTCACAATTTTATTAATTATAATGTTTATATTATATTTTTGATTATTATCAAAATTATTCATATATTTAATAATTATATTTGTGAATATTACAAATGATTTTAAAATATCCAAATAATATTTATCAGCATCTATTTCAACTTTATTCATAATCGAATTAAACAATATTTCTATATTATGAAATTGTTTTATATTTTTCATTGATAAATATGAATATATTTCATTTGTGTAATCAAAGCAGATACAAGTATTATAATAATACAAATTTTCAATGATCTTTATATAATTACTCAGATCATATACTTTATTATTTATCATGTTTTGTGCAAGGGAAGACATATTCAATAAATTATTATAGTCATCATTATAATTATTATTATTTAATTTACTATTTTCCATAATAATTTATATTATTATTATTATAATATTTTATATATAAATCAATTTTTTGAAAAAATATTATAAAGAAATTAATTAATTATATATATATAAATGACTGATCTTACGAAAATTGACAATAAGCAGAGCAATTGCGATTTTCTTACGAAAATTGACAATAAGCAGAGCAATTGCGATTTTCTTACGAAAATTGACAATAAGCAGAGCAATTGCGATTTTCTTACGAAAATTGACAATAAGCAGAGCAATTGCGATTTTCTTACGAAAATTGACAATGATTTATTATCTAATCCTAAAAATATCAAAAAAGATAGAAAAATTATTGATCCAACAACAAATATAATAAAAGATGATAATGATGAAATATTAAGATTAATTAATGATAGAATGTCATTGGGTAGACATAGATATGGACATGGATTAATTGTCAATGATGATACAACAAAATATGGTACTGAAACAAATGATTGGGAATTAATGGCACTTGAAGAAATGTTAGATGGTATGATTTATAGCACTGCAGCAATTATTAGATATAGGAGAAAAAAGCTTGCCCAAAAACAATACAAAAATTGATTTAAATAACAAATAATATCTGTAAAAAACCTTCTATATTATAGGTTAAAATGTCAAAAAAGTATCAGGGTAAGCGTTTTTTTCTGTTTGAAACAGATTTATACAATAATAGTATAATAGAAAGTAGTGTAATACCACCATTATTCGTAAACCAAAATAAAAATAGTGTAAATTTTTTTTTAATACGTGACGTTGATTATTCATTTGAATACAATAGTAAAAATCAGAATAAAAATAAAAAAAGATATATATTAACTATTGCTGATAATAATTTAAGTAGTTTAAATCATTATCAAAATATAGACAATGCTATTTCAACAAAAGCAATAGACAATAATATATATAAAATCATCGCTGATGTTGTATATCCAATTGACCATCTTAAAGATGTATTATATACAAATGGTTTTAATTTTAAATTATCATATAATACATATAATATTGATTCTGTATCAAAAGAATCAGATAATGTAAAATATCTTGTTTGTATACCCCATTTTAGTTTTGATAAATGTGATTTAGACTGTAGATTAACAAAAATTATTTAGATAATAATTTAAATTATAAAAAAAAATATACATAATTTATATATGTATAATAAATTTTATAATATAATATTCAAAAATAAAAAATACATTTACATCGGATTATTTATCGTTATAATATTGTATTTATGTAATTGTTCAATGAATGAATTTGTGGTAGAAAATTTAAAAAATAAAAAAAAAAAATTATCTAATACTGATGTGTATACAAGATTGAATTATTTAAATAATAAAGTAAAAAAAAATACTAAGAATATTGCACATACAGCAGCAGCACCTGGTGATAGAGGCCCAAGAGGTTTACGAGGACAAACTGGTCCAAAAGGAGATACTGGTGGTACTCATATATTTACATATAGACCATTATATTTTAATAATAAAGGAAATAAATTTGTATTATCTAAAACTAATTTAACAGGTCCTGGGCAAACAAATAATTTAATGTTAATTAAAAAAACTGCATCAGTCATTGGTCCAAATTCAAATTGGACTCTTACGAGTGATAAAAAATTAAGAAGTATGGATGGTTCGTGTGTATATGTTGATCAAAATAATTCAAAAAATAAATTACAAATAAGTCCAAACGGATGCAATCGTTCTAAATGGATATATAATCATAAAGGGCAATTATTATCTAATAATCATATATTAACAATTGATCCAAAAATAGATAACAATAATTATAATGTAATTTTAAAAGATATTGATGATGCAAAAAAAGATAATAATAATTCATCATGGAATACTTGGTCTTAATTATATAATATAGCTGAACTATTATTTAATTCTGTAATACTTTCATTTTTAACTAAATGAATTCTTTTTCTTGTATCAGATCTTAAAAATGATTTTATAATTTTAACTAAATTTTTCGTTATGTGTGTAGGATTTATTATATAACAATTTCTAAGCTTCTCTGGAAAATATTCAGTTAATATATCTATTACATATTTAACAAAAGATATATCTATTTGTCCTAATTTAATACCCCTACCATGTATAATAACATCAAACGAATTTATACTATTCTTTTGTGATTTTAATAAAGCCTTTGATACAATATCTAGTAAATATATTGTCAAATCTGTATAGTCCTTTTGTTTTTTAAAATTAGATGGATTAACTAATATTACTCCACATTTATCATATGTATTATCTAATTTAAATATTTTTGTATAATCACTCATATATATTATAATATTAATAAAAAATATAAATATTATTCGCAAATAAAATTATTATTGATAAAAATTATTTATATAACAACTATACAAAAATAATGCAGGGATAAATGGTTTCATAATTTCTTGTTCTTTATTGTATTCAAATATTCTCTTTTCTATTTCGGGTGAAGGTGATGGATCTTTTGTGTCTAATTCATGTTGCAATTGTTCAAGTTCAATCGATAATTCTTCTATTTTATCATTTATAACTACTAATCTACTTACTGTATCAGTCTTCTCTTGACTATTAAATGATTCGTAATTATTTTTTAATGAATATTTTAAATCATGTAGTTTATCTATTAAATCATCTAATTTGTCGTTCTCTATAGCCGTTATATCCATTATTATATGAAATATAATATAATATATTATTTAACGTAATCTTTAACTCTCTTTTAAAATATTTGATTAAGATTAAAATAAATTTATGGTAAATATACTTAAAACAATAAATATAATAATATATTATTATGAGTTTTAATAGTAATGAACTATTAGCCCAAATTTTAGATAAATTAAATAAACAAGAAGATCTAATAACATCATTGTCTAATAGATTAGACAATATTGAAAAAGAAGAGAATGTTATTCAAAAAAAATTAATTTATATTAATGATGATGATGATTATTGTAATTATTTAGATGAAAGCACAATTATTAAATACATGGAAATGCATAGTATAAAAGGTGACGCAAAATTATTTAAAAAAATTTTTTTAGAAAATAAGGAAGAAGATGAGAAAACTATAAAATTTGTAGGAAAAAATAAATTTTCTTATAAAACAGAAGATGATAATTGGAATGCTGATGCTTATGGTGTAAAAATTAGAAATAGATTTCTAAAAAATCTAAGAAAAGTTTATTATAAATTTAATACTATGACCAGATATAAAGAAAATAGTGAAATGTTTATTACTAATCAGATACATATTACCAAATTATTAGATAATAAATATCAGACAAAATGGTTAAATGAATTAAAACTAATTTTATGATTTATATTGTTATTATAATTGAATATATAGATATAATAATATATTTTATATATGTCATTTTATATTGAAAAATATATACCTAAATCATTTAATGATTTAAAACATAATAAAGAACTATCTAAATTATTAATTGATATATTTAATAATAAATATAATATACCAAATTTAATAATATATGGTTCTGCAGGAAATGGTAAATATACTCTAATAAAACTAGTTTTAAATAAAATATATGGTAATGAAATTTATAAAACAAGAAAAGAAGTATTTGAAATTAAATCAAAAAAAATAAAAATTAATTATTTATTATCAAGTTATCATATTGTTATTGATCTAAAATTACACAAACAGTGGTGTAAATATGTTGTTGATAATTTTTTAAAATCAATTGTTTATTCAAAAAATATTGCCCATAATACTCATAAAATAATAGTAATACTTAATTCTGATTGTTTATCAAGACAATCACAATTTGCATTAAGAAGAATTATAGAAAAAACTACGAGCACTGCTAGATATATATTTACATGTAATTCTTTATCAAAATTAGCAGAACCTATTAAAAGCAGATTTCAATCGGTAAGATTAAGAGCACCTACATTTGATGAAGTTTCGTTAATCATTAAAGATATTTGTAAATCAGAATCTATTAAAATTACAAAAGGAAACATTAAGAAATTAATATTAAATAGACCAACACCAACAATAAATATTAAACAAACTATTAATTTATTACAGTTATCATTTATAGAAGGTAAATATAAAAAATACACATATAATTATTTAGAATTCTTAAAAAAAATGTTAAGATATATGGATTGTGAACCAAAAGATTTAACTGTATCTAGAATAGATAAAATAAGAGAACATATTTATACTCTTAAAATAAAACAGATTTGCAGTAATGTTGTAATTAAATTTATATTAAATTATTTTATTAACAAAGATATTGGCGATTTAAAAAAAATAAAAATCTGTAAAAGAGTTAGTGAATTACAACATAGAATGGTTTCTGGTAATAAAGATCCTTTGTATATTGAAAATATCTATTATAGTATTATGCGGATAATACATTCTAATGAATAATTCCATTTTTAATATATAATATTTTATCCCATATAAATTTTTTTTTAATTTTTTCCAAATGTGAGATAATTATTAAAATTGTATTAGGTGTATTTTTTAATATATTATATATCATTTTATATGCTATATCTGGATCACTACCACTTTCTGGTTCATCAAGTATCAATAATTTATTTTTATTTATATATAATTTATATAAATTTAAGGCTATTTGTAATCTTTTTTCTTGACCCCCTGAATATTCATTTTTAAGGGTTTAATGAAACAATTTAAATCGGGTATAACTTTTGATGTATTATTGGCAAATTTTTATGATTTTAATAAAATATTTATTTGTGATTATATTAGTTATTATCATATGGAGCCATACAAAAATAAAAATGAAGAACACGATGAAGCAAAAAAAATAGTAAAATATATTAATCATCATCGAATATTTAAAAGAAAATTTACAGAACTGTGGCCAAAAGTTATAACAATGAAAATATTCAAATTAAAAGATTATAATAAACATAAAAAAGAATGTAAATTTTAAAATAATATATATATATTATATATGTTAACAATATTGAATAAAATAAAAAAAGATTATGGTATTAATCATTGTATAAAATATAGTAATGATCCATTTAAATTTAAGTATTGTTTATTAAATGATTTAAATAAAATTACTACTCATTTTGAAAAATATTATTATAATTTTAAAAAACCTTGTTCAAAAGGAAATATATGTAATCAATTAACTTTTCAATTAAATAATTTAGAGGAGTATATAAATAATTTAAAGAAATTAGATGATGCTTTACAAGTACTATATAAATATTTTAATGAATATAATGAAGACAACGAATTAGAAAGAACTGTTTGCTTAGTAACAAAAAATGAAAATATATCAGATCATATTGATTTGGATCACTCTTTATATAATATTGATTTTACTAAATATTATCCTGGAACAGATAGTTATTCTGAACTTCCACCTGATATTAAGAATGCTGTTGATTTGTGGACTAATTATTATAGGGGACCAATTAAAGAAGGTAGTAATCTTCCTTATATAATAGCAACTGTATCAATTTCAGATTTGAAAAACTTAGATGAACATACACCACCATACGGAAATATAATTAGAACTTCTTTATATAGTAGAATAATATCTTTTAATTTAAATAATATACAAGAAACATTTCAAGAAACATTTCAAGAAACATTTCAAGAAACATTTCAAGAAACATGTTGGGAAAAACTTCAACCTCAAGATACACCTGTAAAATGTATACGTCAATCCATGAAATGTCTTACGTGGTATGACTGGTTACTTATAGGCGGAACATACGGTGTTTGTTCATTAGGAGACGAATGGGTTGATTGTATGATTGATGTTACAGATGCGACCCTAGGAACAGTGGCTGCAGATGTATTTGATAAATGTAGAGTAGATTAAATATATTATTTCTTAACAATTCTCAAATATTTTTCTGCACCAGCTGCATGTCTTAATGTTATTAAACTTCTTTTTTTCCAATCATAACCTGTTGCTTTTTCACTCATTACATATATATCACCATGATTTATATTTAATTCAACTCTTTTACCAATTGGGTTACTTTTTGTATACCATTGATAATGCAAAGGTATAGTTGCACCAAGTCTTGTAGCAATAACAACTTTTCTCTCTGCATCACCGTGAAAACCTATACCATTCTAATGAATAATTCCATTTTTAATATATAATATTTTATCCCATATAAATTTTTTTTTAATTTTTTCCAAATGTGAGATAATTATTAAAATTGTATTAGGTGTATTTTTTAATATATTATCTATCATTTTATATGCTATATCTGGATCACTACCACTTTCTGGTTCATCAAGTATTAATAATTTATTTTTATTTATATATAATTTATATAAATTTAAGGCTATTTGTAATCTTTTTTCTTGACCCCCTGAATATTCATTTTTAATATTAGCATTATGATCTCGATAATTTATCCATTCATTTAATATACATATCTTACAACAATTATTAATTAATTCTTTATCATATTTATTATTTCCATATAACTTAAATAATTCTTTTATCGATATATTTGATGTATCAATATGATTATTTTGTTGATGAAATATAATATCCCATAAATAATTACTAGGATAATTTTTATTAAGTTTAATTCCAGGTATTTTCCCAATTAATGCATTAATAAATGTTGTTTTTCCTGATCCTGATTTTCCAATTAATAAATATTTCTGATTATTTTTAAATTTTATACTATTTAAAGATTTAAGTGAAAAGTTACTATTAATATTTATATTAATAGATTCAATAACGATTTCAAATGGTATTTTTTTGTTTTCTAACTTTTTAGTATATACTACATTTTTAAAGATATTACAATATATATTATATTCAATCTGATTAGATAAATAATGATCACTAAAATGAACCAAATCAGCTAATGTATTTGATATTTTACTGAATAATGTAATCATAATAAATATATTTTTTATATCTAAATTTTGAATAGATAATAATAACATTATTAAATTTGAGTCCCTTATATTAGATATTAGTAAATGTAATATTCTCCAATTGTTTTTATTCACATCATTATTTTTAATTTGTAATAAATATAAATCAAATAATTTATTAAAATTAATAGAATCATTCTCATACATTGGTAATAAGATTTTAATCATATTTCTATAATTTTTATTTTCATTACATATTTTTAATTGTCTTTTATTATTTATATCTTGTTTATCTTTTACAAATAAAATATAACTCAATAGATTAAATAATAATAAAGATACACATGATATATATAAAGTATTAGTTATACAAATATATAAAATTATAAATGATTGCTGTAATAATTTAATGAATTGTGATAACCCCCACTCTATATTAGTTTTCATTGTTCTAAAGTTTTCTTTCATTTTTACTTCAAAATCATATAATGGATTATTTTTCTTATCATATAATGATAAACTATCATATTTTAATAATTGTTCTTTAAAATAATTTTTTTTTATATCTAATATTAATAAATCTCTATAAAAAAATAAAAATCTTCTTCTATTTTGTGTCTCTATTATATTTATTATTAAATATGGTATAAAAAAATAAATATTATTTATAATATTGCAAAAAAATATCCATTTTAAGAATATAATAAAAAAATCTATTGTATATGAATAAAATAATTTATTATTATAATGAGATTTTAATATAAGTTCTATTGTTTTATCCTTAAGGGATAACATATTATTATTATAATGTTTAATATTTTTATATAATAATTTATATAATATTTTTATATAAATATAATATATAATGAATGTATATTTAATAACATTATTAGTGGTTATTGCTGCTCTATTAGCATTCAATAATAAAAAGAAAGATGTAATAATAAAACAAATGTATCCAAATATAAATTTAACAAATACTTTTATAGATAAAGATATAACACAAGCACTATTTGATGAATTAAGAGATATTAGTAAAAAATTATCTAATAGTAGTAATTTAAAATTAAAAGGAAAATGTAAAGAGCATAAGTATATTCCTGCAACAACTGATGAAAATTTAGTAATGGATTTAGATAATATTTCTAAATTAATCACTGCTAAAATTAACAGTGAAACAAATAATTTTAGATTTATAAAAACAGAATATGATAATATTATTGAAAAAGCAGATATACATGGAAATAAACATTATATATATGATCTATTAGCTTTTGATGTTGTAAATTATTATAAAATACGATTTAAAGTAAATGTTATACAATATGTTTTTAAACATAAAAAGAACAAGTATCTAACTTGTACAGAAGTAACAAATGCACCATTTAAAAATTACCCCATTGGAATACCTCAAAAAAATCAACTTATACCATTACCAACAGAAGTAATTACAACTGCATGCGAAGTTCTAGATGCAAAAGGTATAGATTTTCATGTACCTCCTACTACAAAATCATTATATATTAATTCAATAAAGGTTGATAATTCAACACTTGTTGTAAATTCTGATAAAGATTGTTTTTTGCACAAAGTTGGTGGAACAATTGACACAACATTAGAAAACCATAATGTAAAAAGCGACAATACACCATTTATTGAACCTAGTAAAGTAAGAAATAAATGGCCAACATTAAGTACACAACCTATTAACAAAGGCCCATGGCCATCAACCCAGGTTCCTTTTACTTGGAATAATAAGGGTGTTGTTAATCCTATGCCGAAACAAGGAAAAGCATGCCCTGGATATACTCATGCACTAAATGTACCAGAATTAAATGCAGAATATTGGCCAAATAATATTAGAGTACCAAAGAATTCTGGTGAAAATGATTGGCTATTTGATTTGTCGAGTGGTATTACAAGTTTTCCAACTGGATCAGCAACAGGTTCTGCAAATTAATATTATTTTTTAAAAGTGAAATTATAATACATTTTATTATAATTATAATACAATTATATAAATTAATTAAATTTACAATGGTATATGTTACGAAGAGTTAAAACTAGATATAAATACTCTTATTTTGTGTGCCCAATACGGTTATTATAAAAAACCACCTACTAAAAAAATTTTAGAAAAGTTACATATAGAAGAGGCTAATTTAGTTAAAACAATGAATAACATTATAAAGAAATTTACTGATAATGGTATCCACTCCAAGAAGAGCATATGGAATTAAAAATAGAATTAAAAAATTAATTTTATTATTAAACAAAGAACGTTGGACCAGCAAGTCTCCGTTGGCAGAAACAATGCCACTTATAATTGAATGGATAAAGCCAGAATATAAACAAAATATATTAGGTTTACCAATATATATTGATGAACATTTTATGTAAATTTATCATTACTTACATATAATTCTTTATTTGAAATTGTTGAATTGGATAAAAATTCATGATTATTACTTATGAATGCGTATGAAGAGTATTCATTCGCCTGATCTGTATTTCGAATTATTAATTTATCTATCTCTGTTTTTATATTTTTATAATTCATAATTGCAAAAAATAAATTACAATACAGTGTTCCATATAAACCAAAAACTAATGCAATTTAAACATTATTACAAACTTGATGAAACCTCAATTTCATTTGGTGAAGTCCAACAAAATGTTAAAATGAATTCTTTTATTTACTCGTTTTCTCGTTTTTCTTGTTTTGGGTATATACAATCACATAAAAAAAAATATTTAAATATTATTAAATATTTACTTTGGTAGTGTATTTTGATTTATCAATCATTTCTGCAAACACCTCTTCTTTCAAAATTCGTTGTTTACTAATAATAATTCTCTTTAATAAATATTCAATTGAATAATGTCTGATATCGCCGTCCTCAAACTTTACAACATATCTATCTTCACCTATATAATTATCCACAACTTTGGGGTCAAATTTGTATTTCCCCCTGGGTTTTTTAAAAACGAGTCTATTATTATCATCTCTGTATTTTCTAAACCAGGAACCAATTACCCTACCTTTATAAAATGTATACTTGTAACTATCATAGCATGGGGTAAATAGTAAATTAACAGTTGTGTAATTTATGAGAAATGGACTACGTTTCCAAATAATAAATTTCCTTTTTTTTATAAACATATTACCTCTTTTTATCTCTTCTTGTCTTTCTCTTTGTCTTTCTCTTTTTTTAACACGTTCTTTATAAAATTCTGAATTAAATTTGATACCAAATTTTTTTTTTTCTTTTGGTAAATATTCCAAATTTTTTTGTGTCAAAGAATCATTCATGAAAACGTGCGTTTTTTTTGCTGCTGTTTCATATTTATTTATATTTTTAAGCCATTTTGAAACAGGGTTTCTACCGGAATATCTATTTCGGAGACCAGTGGGGGTTATAAATGTAACAACGACTTGTTTTGTTTTCTTACTCCATTCACCCTTATAATTAAATTCACAAGGTTCTGTTTTATTAGTTAAAGAATTCCACTTGGTTACCTGACCAAAAAGTTCAGGTCTATTGGATAGCCAAAATTTGCGACAATATTCATTTTGTTTCCCAATAAATGACGTTAATTTTAAATTTTTTCTATAGAACCCACCTTTGATAAATTGATGTGTAACTTTATTCCAAAATATCCTTTTATCGATGCAAAATTCATATATATGTTGTATTATTTCTGATGGTATTTTACGTGGGAAAATAAATTTCATTATTGTTTTATGATATTGTTTTATGATATTGTTTTATGATATTATTTATGATTATTAAATATTTTAAATTTCAATTTTTACACAAATATTATATATGGTTTAACATTAATATCCGGATAACGTGAAATTAATAATTTAACTTTATCTAATGTCCAATATTTATCACCAATAGTTTGGTAGAATTACGCTTTTTTGTAAAGATAGAATACCATTATTTATATTATATATATAATATTTTATAGATACTAGAAATATAGGCCAAATAATATTAGAGTTCCAAAAAATTCTGGTGAAAATTATTGGCATTTTGATTTTCCCATAGGATCTGCGAATTGACATTAATTTATTAAAAATGAAATTATATTATTATAATTAAATTAAATGTATTATAATAATCTTCAAAATGGACAACAAACAAAACTGTTACACAAGTGACAACAAACAAGACTGTTACATAATTGACAAAATTATATACAATGATTTTTTATGGATATATGAAATTATTCCATATTTAGATCCACGATTATTTCGTATTAATGAATTAAGATCAGTCTCACAAAGATTTAAAAAATTAATATCTGACTGCAAACATAAATCAAAATATATTAAGGTTCCATCTGATGATTTTCCAACATTAAAGAAAGCATATAATTATATTAATATTTTAATACATAACTTTTGTAGACAAACTAATAGTAGACCACCTGAAATCTGGTTGAACGAGGGACTAATTAATAATTCAATAGGTAAAATTCAAACCCCAATTGTTATTAGAGGAATGGGTATGGATAGAACCATATTAACACATGGATTAGAATTTGATATAAATAAAAAAGGGCGTTATGGATTTCTTCTTAATTTAGATATTATTATAGATAGTTTGTCGATTAATCACTTAATACAAAGTGATAATCCTAATTTATATTTTCACGGGATATATGGAAAAAATGAATTAATGTTTATTAATATTTTCTCATGTAAAATAGAAAAATGCAATGGTTCTGGTATTTATGGTAACAACATAAATGTGAATATTCGAAATTCAGTAATATGTAATAATAAAAAAACAGGAGTTCATATTTGGCACAATAGTATTTTACTTGCAAATGATCTTGAAATATTTAATTGTGAATCAGGAATTCTTATTGGAAATATTAAATCAACAGAAAACTCTTTATTGAATGATATTAATATTCACCATAATGACGAGTCTGGGATAAGTGTTGGTGGATGGGATCCAGATCCTGATGTAATTGTTACGGGTAATAAAACAGATATATCATATAATAATCTAATTGTAAAACATAAATATATATATGGAGTTTCTACTGGTTATTCTGGTAAATTAATTTTCAAAGGATTGGATAAAAATGTATCACATGACAACTATAATGATCAGAATATTAATTCTAGACATAGTAGTGAGATTATTTTTACTAGTTAATGGGTAATACCATTATATTTTCAAATATTATAAAATGAAATAATGAAATACTAAAATATATAATATTATTTATAAATTATGAATAATATCATGAATAAAATTTTAAATTGTGATGATATATGGAAATATATAATAATCCCATATATAGGACCAAGATTATTTAGATGTTCTGAATTAAGATCAGTTTCTACTAGATTTAGTGAGTTATTCCCACCATGTCATTTAAAGTCAAAATATATTAAAGTTCCATCTGATAAATACAAAACATTAGAAGACGCTTATCAATACATATCTGATTTATTGTATGGTTATTGTTATTGTTCTGGAGACTATACAAAACCACCTGAGATTTGGTTAGATTATGGTATATATGAAAATATAAATAATACCATTAGAATACCAGTAATAATTAGAGGGATGGGAATGGATAGAACAATTATTAAAAATGGATTTAAATTTGAAATAAATGAAACATGGGATAAGTATATAGCCCCTATTAATCCAACATTAGAAGGTTTATCAATAAATAGTAATGGTGTTTGTAAAGATGGTATATTATATTCTGGTGTTAACTGTCTATATATTAATTCATGTAAAATAGAGAAATGTAGAGGATTTGGAATAAAAGGTATTAATATTAAATTAAATATTGTTAATTCAATTATATGTAATATTAAAAATATTGGTATTCATCTATCATATAATAGTATAATTAATATAGATAATCTTGAAATTCATAATTGTGGATTAGGTATTTCAATTGTTAATTTAAAAAAAAAAATCCCTTCAATATTTAATAATATTAAAGTTCATCATAATAATTGTTAAGGAATTTATTTAACAGGGTGGTATCCAGATTCAAAAATTATTATTACAGGAGATAAGACAGATATATCTTTTAATAATTTACTTAAACAAAAATCAGAATATGGTGTTAAATCTTACCATTCTGGAAAGATAATATTTAAAGGACTTGATAAAAACGTATCACGTAACAACTACAATGATCAAAATTTTCAAACAAAACACGGTGGTGAAATTGTATTTACTAGTTGATGGTTGATACTATACATAAAATGATGGATTCTAAACATATGTTTTTACATAGTATATTTTTATAATTAAAATAACAGTTAAACCATCAACAAAAAAATAATTTTGAGCTAAAAGTGAATAAGTGTTTTATTTTTTCAATTTTTTTTCATATTTTTTTTATATATTTTAAATTTAAAAAAAATTAATATTTTTTAATTTGAATTATATTATCTATAAACATTATTTAGAAATTGATTATATTAATTTAAAGTTAATAATAATATATATATACATAAAATATAAATATGGCTGCTATCTCGGAAAAAATACACGATGATACAAGTGATAATACCACCATGAGTGGTAAAAATAAAGAAAGTAGATTTTGCATTAGTTTTAAAACAATGAAAAATGGATCAAATCGTAGTCCAGCAATACATTCAAAACCGAATCAGGATTCATTTTTTGCATGGTTTAAAGATTGTGATGTTGTAGAAGAAGATCATTTAGAATCACCAACACCATTTGGTGCATTTGGTGTCATTGATGGCCATGGATCAGAATTAAATTTAGGAGGTATATTATCTATAATTGCATCTAGATATATGAATTTAGAAATACCCAAGAGGTGGGTAGAAATAAACCATAATCCAATGAAAGAAGTATATAAATTATTTTCTGATTTAAATGAGTTATTATTTATGAAAGTACATGAGATTTTATTGGAAAAAAAATATAATGTTGAAATCATTAATAAAACAATACACAATGGGACTGAAAGAAAATACTTACAATATTCCAATAAAGGATCAAAATGTATAAAAAAATGTTCTGGTGGCTGCACAGCTTCTATTACATTTATATTAGAGAATGGAATTATTATTAGCGGACATGTAGGTGATTCAGATACATATATATTTAAAAATGATATAACTATACCTTTATTTGAAAAACATAGTCCAGAATCAATATTAGAGAGAGCCAGGATTATTAGAGAATATGGAAATGAATATGTTAGTTTTGTATATGATACTAGTGATAGATTAAGTAGACCGCCAATATTTAACACGACTACAAATAGTGTAATTGATCCAAAAATACTTTTTAATCAAGGGCATTCATTATATTTTAAAAATGTATCAGGTGAATTCGCAACAATGATATCAACGCCTGATTATGAATTAAATTTAGCAATGACAAGATCACTAGGTGACTTTTACATCGGTGCTTATGGATGTTCATCCGAACCAACAATAATACAAAGTAAATTAGATTCTGATATTCAAATTGTATGTGCCAGTGATGGTATATGGGATAATTGGAAAATTGAAGATTTTAGAGAATTTTTATATACAACCAATTTTGAAGAAACATTTGAAAAATCAGTTGAGCTTGCAAAGAATAATTTTGGAAGAAGTCATGATGATATGACATTACTGGAATTTAGGTTTATTTAATATATTTATATCTATTGTATTTATTTATAAAAATATTTTTTTTCATTGGAATTTTTGATAAACTAGTGATATCATGATAATAACCATTTTTATCGATGTTCGGTAATGCTATATATTTAGAATTATTATTAAATTTTATTTCAGTTCCATTAAATGGATTTGGGTTATAAGATAATAATACATATTCTTCTTTTGTGACATTATGTTTCCATAATTCAAATGAAATATATCCATTGAATTGTGGTACGGGCCAATCTATTATATCCAAATAGGTTAAATATGCTGCTAATGTATTATCATGTGAAAATAATATAGTTGCTGTTTTATTTTTTTTTTTAAATAAATTATTAAATATAATTTTTGGTGTTGAACCAATTAATTTTAATGATATTTTGTTAGTATATTTTTTATTAAATGTTAATCTTGTAAAATATTTTAAAATATTATGTCTATCATTTACATTTATAATCGGTTGATGTTTGTTAGAACATTCATTTAATACTCTACTATTATATATTTTAGTAAATATATAAGGTTCATTATCTTTTGTAATATCAATTTCTAAATTACATTTATTTTTTAATTGAATTTTAATATTTTTTAATAATTTATCTATATCTTTTCTTTCAAAATGATGCTTTATTATATTTTTCTCTCTATTTTTATTTATATTACTAAATTTATATCTTAATTTTAGAAATGGATATTTCCCTTTATTTTTAATATAATAATATTTACCTAAATAAGATTTTTTATATATTTTATTCCAACCTTTAATAAATAATTTTAATGATTTTTTTGTTCTTTGTGTATCAGATGAATCTGCGTATATAATTTTAGGTACATACCCATATTTATGATATTTTTTAGCAATAGTATTTCCCAATAATTCGGATTGTTTTTCACCTATTTTTGTTAAATGTCCATCATGTTTTTTCCAATTTTTATATATTTCTTTATGTAATATTGAATTTGATTTAATGGGTGCTCTTGCACCATGTCTTATTAATATTACAATATTCATTAATGAACAATTATCCATAATATATATTATTATATTATGTGATTTTTTTTCATTCATTTTATCTTTATTAGGTTGTTGTTTATTAAAATCATTATTATTTTTAATATTATTTTTAATATTACTTAATTTATGACTTTTATCTATAATTATTTTATTTTTAAATAAATTATTGGCCAATGTTTTTAATCTTCTATTATTTGATCTTTTTATAATAAATTTGAACATATATATATTATAATTACAAATTAATTTTAAATTATTATTATATTATATTTCTTCTAATTCAAGCTTTTTATTTTTATCAAGTTGATAATAATATGCTTGTCGGTGTGTAAAGTATCCCATTGCTAGATTACAGTAAAT